GGGTGGCCACCTTGCGCTCCAGTTCCTCGACCTTCTCCTCCAGCGCCTTCACATTGGCAAGCGCTGCACGGATGTCGAACATCTCATCCCATGTCATGGGGTCTTGCCGCAGGAGCGGCACACCTCCTTGTGGGCATTGACGGGACCGTGCATCTGCCGACTCGTGAAGTCGGAGAGCTTGTGCTCACGATTCTGAACCTTGCACCATCCGAGGTTTGCCATTATCGCCTCTCCTGCTTCATCTTCTTGCCGCAGTCCGCGCACTTCTTGGTGAGTGGGTTGACGTTGAAGATCGTGTGCTCTCGTCCCGTCCTGGAGCAGAACGGAGGATCGTAGATTGCCACTTAGGTTGATCCATTCTTCGCGGCGAGCACCAGGATGATGAGTCCGAGTAAGGTGCCCGCGACCAGTAACAGTGTGGGTCCGCAGCCGCCGCCTTGCGGCTGCTTCTTGTGTGTACTCACGTCCGCATGGAAGGATTCGAACCTTCAGTCTTCTCCTTAGGAGGGAGGTGCCTTATCCGTTTGGCCACATGCGGAGGGAATGATACCCAGAAGGTATCATTCCGTCATTCAGTTGTTTCGATGCCACCAGCACGACTTGCAGTCGGGGTGATGGCCCATCCCTGTGATGGGATGCTTGTCACAGCACGGAGACTTGGGTCTCCACTGACATGGTTCCTGCTGGCCATGAATGGGACAGCGTGATGGCTCACTCATGACTCGTCCATGTCATCATCGTAGTCCCAATCCTCGGTACGATCGGGACCATCGTCCGGCTCTTCGAGTGGCCACTCTTCCCAGAGGTCACCCATCATCGTCCAGTCCGGATCGGGCTGGTGATACAGGCTCATGCTATCAGACCCCTCACCTTGTCCTCGCCATACTTCAGGAAGTAGCTGTTCACATCTTCCTTCTCCGGCAGTTCGATAAGAACTGCCTTCGACTTCATCTCCTTCACAACCTTGTTGCCAAGGTTCCTTCCCGCTGCATCACCGTCACAGAAGACATAGATGTGACGGTAGTCGCAGAGAACAAGAGGCCACCATTCCTGCCAGTGCTCAGCCCCGCCGATACCGACGGCGGGGAGTCCACACATTGACAGTGTGATGGTGTCGATCTCTCCCTCTGTGACGCAGATGTCACGCCCTTCGAGGTGGAGATCGCTTACTCCGTACAGGTGAGTGATCTGTCCGTACGGTTTCCAGTACTTGGAGTGCGACCAGTTCTTGTTGAGTGCCTTGACGCGCTTGTCCTCGTCCTTGCAGTTGTGATCCTCGATGCACCTGAAGGCAACCGCAACCACTCCAGCGGGGGTGACGTAGGGAATGCAGAGTCTACCCTTCGCCCTCTTGTGCTCCGGAATCGCATTCGCCCTCACGTACCCAAGTCGCCTTGAACGCGCGGTAGCTGAATCGATTCCCCGCTTCTCCAGGTACGGAAGAACCTCGGCGAGATCCTCCTCGTACTGAACCACTGCTAGTTCCAGTGATTTCTTCTGCTCGTCTGAGAGCATCCCCGAACCCGACTCCTTCCAGCTTCATGATGATCTGAGCTACGTTCCCCCTGGTTCCACACGAGTAGCACCGGAAGATGTGTTCATCCGTGGTCTTGACTGATCCGGATGCGTCACTGTCCGCATGCCCGGTGACCTTCTCGTGAAAGGGGCACTTGACTGAGTGCCAGTGCCGATCCTCTTCGGGAGGATCGGCACCGAACAACTCGAACAGTTTGCCGATCGGGAACCGGGGGAAGTCCTTAGTCGTCCGTCCCATACATGGTCCTGAACTTGAACAGTTCACGGATGAGTCGCCTGAACTCATCGTGATCCATCATGGCTACCCACTTGTCCACCTTGGCCTCGCCGTATCCGGTGGGCCGGGCGATGACGACGGGATACTCACCCTCGGGGCAGCCGGTGCGAGCCTGCTTGAGAGCCTTCGTGGGATTGAGTTCACGAGTGGCCTTCACCTCAAACCAGATGCCTGGAGTCTCCAAGAGATCCTCGCCCGGAAGGCTCGCCGCCACCGGGCGAATGTCCGGGAAGTCCTCACGCCAGAAGTCTGCTGCGAAGTCCTGGGACTTACGGCCCCGGGTGACCCTGCCTGTTGCCATCTGCCTTCCTCTGCTCGTTCCACCTGTCGAACGTCTTGAACCAGCGGAGATGATTCACACTGAGAAGAGCATTGTCCATCAGTGCATACCTGTACAGACTCTGGATCTCCTCATCGCTCCACCCTTCACGTGCAAAGTGTGCGATGAACTTGATGGAGTTAGGACCCACCATTGATCTTCTTCGCCTCCTTCTTGATGAGTTCGAGAAGCTTGTTGGTGTAGTAGTAGTCACTGATGGAGTCGTTGGCAATGCACATCAACTCCTCCTTCGTCAGCTTCAAGTTGTAGTCGTGATGTTGCGCGGGCGTCCTTGTTAGCATCACGGATAAGCTCCTTAGTTGCACCATTGCTGCGCCGGAGCGCGGTACCCTCGGAACGATTGTGAGGATACCGCGACTCACGGAACTTCTTCAGTCCGTTAGCGGACTTCACGCTCACGCCAAGCAGCGTAATTATCCGTCAGTGGACCTCGACATACCTCGTTGCCCGACTGCCAGCGATCACACAGGGTGTATTCGTTGGGATCGTTGTCACACTTGTCACCCCGGCAGTTCATCAGAACCACTGCCCGCACTTCTGGCAGATCATACCGCCGGACTCGGCGGGCTTCGCCTTGCCGCCACAGAACGGCTGAGGACACTTGGTCACAGTGGGATGTCCTCCTCTGTCTTCGGGGGAACCTCGTCAACCTTCCGAATGACGCGGAAGACAAGCTTCGATGTGCCGAACGAGTAGGACACATGCACGTTATCGCCATCCCAACCGGCCGCCTCACGGACGGCCGCGACAGCAGCAGAGATGTCCCGCCAGTCGAGATCTGCTTCAACCTTGATCACTTCGGGTCCACCATCTTGAAGTCGCGCTCAAGCACGTCGTACTCCACGTAACGACCGCACTCACACACGTGCTTACCGCCCGTGTACATGTACACGTGGCGCCCGGTCTTCGGGCGCAGGGGACACTTGCTCATCTGATTTCCCTTCACTGGGGACCGGTCCTCAGTCCGCACTTCTGGCAGTACATGCCACCCTTGCCATTGCTGATCCACATGTGTGCGGTGCCAGCACCGACGGGACAGCTCACTTCTCGTACTCCTTCCACTTCGGAGTCAGGGAGATCTTCATGATCTCCGTAAAGCAGTGAACACAGCGCACGAAGTAGCCCTCGTGCACATACTCGTGGTACTCACCATTGATCGGGCAGGTGAACATCAGCTCATCCCGTCCCCATCGATGGAGCGACGACCCCACGGGTTGACACTCCAACCCTTCGGAGTGCTCTCCGCCACCTTGGCAGTGGCGTCAGCGAGGTTGTTGGCAGCGTAGTTGTATGCTGCCTCCCCGCTCAGCGAAGACTCAAGAGCCTTCTCGGTTGAGGTGGACTCTCGGTTGACCTTGTTGCTGAAGAAACCCATCAGGATTCCCAATCTTCGTCAGTGCCCGCCTTGATGGGCTCCATGAATGTGATGTCTTCCGTTGTGGCGACATCTTCGATCTGGCAACGAGCCGCGTCGACAGGAAGTGGGAAGCAGGTTGCACCCGACTCGTCACTCTTGCCGTTGCGGTTCTTCACGACTGCATAGAACATGTTGCCATCAACCATGTTGCAGGTGATGATCAGCTCGGGAAGCTGATTCGCCTTGCCCATGATTGCCGAACGTGGAGGGCAGGGTTCACCCTTGAACTGCTCGGATGTGTGGTGAAAACCAACCACTGCTGCATTGGTCTCCTGTGCAATCTCCTTGAGCGCTGGCATCAGTCGCCAGTAGTTCTGCTCACTGACACCCTCATGCTCAACGTTCATGAGGATGTCCACGAAGATCGCGTGAGGATACTGTCCGTACTTCTCGCGGAATGCTTCGGCATTCCGTGCCACATCCTCAAGACTCGGTGCACTGGAGAACTCGAACTGCACCAGGCCAAGCCTGGCCAGGATGCTCGACGCCCTCTCCGGTGCCTCCTTGAGTACCACCGTAGCCGCACTCTGATCCACACCCGTAAGCATGGAGACAGTTCGCTTGATGATGGTGAATGGAGTGGAGTCGTTGGACACGTACAGACTGGGCACCGCCATGTTGTGCACCATGTTCAGTGCGGTGATGGTCTTGCCGGACCCTGGTGGTCCGGCGATGATGCTGACTGCACCACGGTAGAACAGTGCTTCTGTTGCTGCGAACTTGAAGAACGGAGCGGGAAGGGGGAGCGAGGACTCCATGTCCTCGAACACCAGCCTACTGAGTGTCCTCAAGCATTCACCTCCTCTGGCATACTGTCAGCCTTGCGCTGATTGCACGGACCGCACATCAGTTGGATGTTCGAGTACGCCAGGGTTCCACCTTTGCTTTTCGGTATGCGATGATCCAGTGTCATCCTCTCCAGCGGAAAGGACTGACCGCACCCGGCACAGAACTTCTGGCCACATGCGTAGTACAGCACATACCTCTTCTTCGCGATTGATCTGCTCATATGAATGGAACGAAGGGGCACCCCGAAGGGTGCCCCTTCGGTTACTCAGGCCTGGGCGGGCTTGAACTTGAAGTCGAAGACGTGAGCCTTGTCGTCGTTCTCCATACGCTCACCGCGGAAGCGGATACCGGGCATCAGGTCGGCGATGTCAGCCACCATGAGACCGGCGTCGATCGCGGACCAGTGACCCTTCTTGGAGAAGTAGACAGCGAACTTGCCGTTGTCCTTGGTCTCCACGATGATCTTCTGCTTCGTGATGGTGGGCGTACCCTTGGCGGGCTTGAAGACCTTGTTGCCCTCTGCATCGAACAGGTGCTCTTCGGGCGTGTAGAACTTGGAGTTGTCCGCCTCGAAGAAGTCACCGACGAAGGTGATCGTGCCGATCAGCACGTCACCAACCTTGCCCCAGTTCCAGATGGGGAGGTTGCGCTCGTCAGTACCGGCAGTACCGCCGGAGGTCTCCTTGACGAGTGCGGCGTAGCGCGGGTTCACAGCCAATGTTCTTACCATTCCTCATCGTCGGTGTTGTCGGTCGTGCTCTCGGGTGCCTTGTTCCAGGGCTTCTGGGGGGCCTCTGCGGGCTCCTGCCAGGCAGGCTGGGCCTCCGGTCCAGGAGCGTCCTCCTCGGCCACTACAGTGGCGCTGAGGGCCTTCACGGCCTCCACCGCCTCCGCCTGTACGCCGTTGAGGATGTCCTCCCGGGTGCCCTTCATCCAGGACTCTGCCTCGGTGTGGTACGTAGCCATCTTCACCTGGAACTCGTTGGTGAAGTCTCGCTCCAGAGTCTTCAGGAGTTCACTTGTGGTGTCCTCCTCGAACTCTACGACCACATGCTGGTATGACCCCATGTTGATCAGGAACTTAGCCTTTGCCCTACTCAAAAGGGATACCATCCATCCTTTACCGGAGTGTCGTAGTAGGCAGTGCGCTTGTTCATCCCGCTCTGCGTCTTGCAGTTGGGCTTCATTGTGCACCACCGACACCCGTAACCTGGGTTGGGGTCTGCAACCTTGGACTCCACCTTACGCTGAAGCTCAAGGTACTTCTTGCCCATGGTATCGGGTGTCTCCTTGAATGTGATCGGGCGCGCCTTACGGGCGCCCGGGTTGAGCATAACCCATAGTCCCTTGAACTGAGTGGCTGCGTACTTGCTTCCACTCATGAGACGTGCGTTGTAAGTCTCAAGCTGGTCATTGTTCTTTGGCTTAGTCTTGCCAGTCTTGAAGTCTACGATCATTGGGCCATGCTTCTTGTGATCACCGATCATGTCGATGAAACACTTGATCTCCATGGTGCAGTGGGGAAGGAAGCCTGAGGCATCGTACTCAACTTCCCATGGAGTGAAGTCATCGAGGAACACTAGAGCATTCTCGATGCAGTCCAGAGCGAGCCTAAGGGCTCGCTCCTCTACCACTGGTTCATCATCACTTCCACCATGTAGCCACTTGTCAGTGCGCGGCTCTATAAGCCGCGCCTTCCTCACTTCCTCCATGAAGATGGCTGTGCCATCAGGAGCGGGGAGTGAGTGGGAGAAGACGGTGGAACGAACGTGATCCTCGATGAATCTGTGAACTGTTGTGCCAACAACGAAGTACCATGCTGGCAGACCCTCAGCCTTCTTCACCCTGGACAGATAGTACCCACGTGGGCACTCATTGTAACTGTATAGGGAGCTTGGACTGAGGTGATCAGGTAGCTCAATCATGCCTCAATTGTAGCACGCGACCGAGCGTCATAGCAGATCTTGCAGTACGTGCGCTTACCCAGGAAGTAGGCGTTCTCCCCATAGACCACATGTCCATTGGGGCAGACCCTCTTTGAGGTTCTCTCCTCCCGCTCCTCGGTGCAGATCTTGCAGTACTTGAGACCGTTCCTCATGAGGACGTTCTCACCCTCGATGTAGTGGAGCTTCTTGTTGCACTTCCTACGCCGGGGCTTAGAGCCCCCGGCGATACGCTTACCAGAGGCCTTCCTCTGTGAGGTGAGGTTGCAAGCCTTGCACCTCTGGAACCCCTTCTTGGGGTCAATGAGAATGTTGTCAGCAGTCATCTCGTGAAGCTTGTTCCTGCACTTCCGAATGCTTCCATCACCGTCATACATGGATCTCGGGACTATGCCAGTCCTGTCATAGATCCTTGGTCGACCCTTCGGGTGGAGGTTTTGAGCATAGGGAAGGTATCCACCACGGACAGTGAACTCAAGTGTGTCAACGACTGCTTCAGTGGAGAGCTCCACGAAGCGATCGTCCAAGCAGTCTTGAGCAACTAGGCAGTTCATGCAGTTCTTCTCCACAAAAGCCTGAATGATGTGGAGACGACTGGAAGGCTGGACAAACATGTCATTGCTGAGATCACCTCGACAGTGAGCATCGTCTGTCCAGTGCCTGTCCCTCTCGTACTCAAACTGAGGTCGGTTGTTCATAGTTTCCTAACGTTAAAAGGGCAGGGCCCTAAAGGCCCTGCCCTTACAACATCCCAACACGCTTCCAATGTAAGGATGTTGACACTGTTTCACCGGCCCCCTTCAGGGGGGCCGCTTACCATGTTCGAACCCCTGAAAAACATTATACTGACCGGCCGTCAAGGCCGTCAAGGGCTTGAGCATGTGAGCTACACCACATGACAGAGCGTAGCCAGGGGGCTACGCCTAGTCAGTCTCCCTACCCTGGTGGCATGTGCATGCGCACTCAACCAGGGTCCACTCTCCCGGACACTGGTCATGCAGGTCGATCTCACAGGACACCGAGATGAACGGCTTGTTCACTTCTTCACCTTGTGACAGGGGCATGCGCAGTAGACGCATGCCATGACGGATTGTGACTTCTCGTGGAAGTCACGCTTGCAGGACTCACTGAGCCCCTCGTCTGCATGATCGGGAGTGTACTTCACAGGTTCTCTTCGATCCAGTCGGCAATCTCAGAGAAGGTCTTGCCATCGTGGTCGTTCAGGGTAGAGAGCTTCATGTCGGGACCGTTTACAGTGGTGAGACCACCGAGGCCCGACCACTCGTAGACAGCCTTCGGGGGGTAGCTGGATCGACCACCGTAGTAGTAGTAGTGATCCGTGCCGACCTGATCCTTCTCTTGCTTCACTACCACCCCGCTCTCGATGGCGACCTCGCAGAGAACGCCGAGGCAGCAGAACTTGCCGCTCACATTCAGGTATCCCTTGCCCTGTTCACGCTCGCCGCTCCTCAGGGCGGCGAGCCAAAGCTCCTTGGCGACAGGGTTCATCGGTTCGAACTCAGACACGCCTGATCCTTTCGTGTGCTACACTTCCTACATGACTACCGCAATGATTGTTCCGGACCTTCAGGTCCCACTCCACGATGCGGTATTCGTGGAGAAGCTCATTGGTGCGGCTGAGTACATCGAGCCTGACATCCTGCTCTTCATTGGTGACATCACCGACTCCACCGAAGTGGGTCGGTGGGTGAAGGGCAAGAGTGGCGAGTACTCTGGCCAGCTACAGGAAGCATTCGATACTACTTCCAAGATCATTAAGAGTTTCCGTCGAGCAGTCGGCGAAGACTGCGAGATGATCCTGATCGACTCCAACCATGACTCTCGCACTCAGGAGTACATCAGTGCCAACGCTCCGGCACTTGCAAGCCTTCGCAGCCTTGACCTGTCCTCGCTCATTGGTCTGCGGAGTAGTGATGTGTCCTACATCTCCGGCCCGTACGAGTTCCTTCCCGGAAGTGTTGCTGTTCACGGACATGAGCGCGCCTACTCCAGTGTCCCCGGAAAGTATGGACTCGCTCGTGTCCTTGAGTACGGTAAGAATGTGGTGTATGGACACACACACACCCCTCTACTGGTGTCTACGGCCCAGGGGGTGGATGAAGACCGGCGTATTCTCTGGGCGATGAACGTTGGTCATGGTATGGACATGAGCAAGGCGAGCTACCTCAAGGATGGCTATGCCACATGGTCTCAGGCGTTCGGCACCGTGACCTACGATGACGAGACTGGAGCCAGCATTCCTCACCTGTACTATGCACCCAATGGGCGATTCGAACTGGACGGGAGGGTCTGGTGACGTACGTGAAGTGGAGGGGCACTCCGGTCAATGAGCTCAACTCATTCGACTATGCCAGGTTCAAGATCGAAGAGGGTCTCAAGGCTGAGCTTGAGAGGGATGGCATCAATCCTGAGGAGGTCGAATGGTATCCGGACTCCTGGAACATGGCATTCATACTCAACATCCCCGGACTGGCCAAGAGGTGGCTGAAGGAGCAGAGTGAATCAGATTGAACCATGGGTCAACCAGAGTGCTGCCGCAACAGCACGTGCCTACAGCACGTGGACTTCCTTCCCTGATGTGCGACAGCATCTCTGGTCATGGGCCTATGCGAACGAGAAGAGGGTACGTGAGTACCTCACTCACCAGGACGGTGAGCGCATTATCCGATCCATCCTCAATAGGGAGGCAAGGAACTACGCGATCAAGGAGCGCGCAACTATGACCGGATACTCTCCAGAAGACGTCGCATGGTACTCCATCACCGCAATCAGGAACATACTGCCAGACGTGTTTGACCACGAGGACTGGCAGACTTCCGAGGTTGGCAGCGGTGGACGTGGCAGCAAGCCCACCTCATGGGGAGGTGACAAGCTTGCTGCGATCATCGACGTTAAGGGAGCAATGAACACGCTCCCCGCCGACAGGGTTGCACTTCTTCGGGAGCATTTCGCCAACGGTACTACAACCGAAGTGTGCGCAGTGATGTTCGATCTGAACGTGGAGACTGTGCGAAAGCGCATTCAGCGTGCTCTCAAGTACATCTCCAACCAGCTCAACAATCCTCGACCGGCAGACCCCATGGAGGGTGTGACCTACGAGGAGTGGAGCAAGAGCAAGCACTTCTATGACACGCGCGGCAAGTTCCGCCGCGCGATGAGCAATGCAGCAGCACGAAAGGCTACTGAGTTCTGATGAGGTACAACTACGAAGAGCGCAAGGCTCTCGCTGAGGCCAACCGAGTGTTCAATGAGGCGGTCGAGGCGTCCCGCAATGCTCGCGCTGATGCCGAAAGGGCAGGCGCTGCCGTCAACAATGCACTGGTTGCCCGCACCAAACTATACAAGGCGGCGGAGGAGCGCTATCAGAAATCCGAGCGTGAGCGGGCGGCTAAGCAGAGGGAGCGAGATGCCTCCTGGAAGGCCGTGAAGGCCCGCCTAGCGGCCGATAAGCTAGCCGCTGAGGCCAAGGCCCAGCGCTCCTTTGATGAGCGCGTAGACGCCTTCACAGAGGATCTCAAGCGCTCCCTTGCTGAGCATGGTCTCAAGCTTCTGGGAGGATGGACGGATGGTCCCGTCCCTCACTACACCGGTACTCACGTGGGGGTGGCATCTACCACATCCGAGCACAAGGTAACCCTACGTGTACAGATTGGACAGGGATTGAAGCGCTGACCTGTCAATGGAGCCCCCACCCCTGAAGGTGGGGGCTCTCTTCACAGTCTCAGTCCTTCTTGATGAGCGCGGAACCGGCAGGGTGCAGAGCCTTTGCGGCTGCGACCTCCAGCTTGCGCTGCTTGACTGCATCATCGTGCAGCCACTCGATCACCCTGCCGAAGGTGAATCCCATCAGCAGGCCGAAGACGAACGCGAAGAAGAAGTTCCACCAGGAGAACACGTCGCCCAGCAGGCCACTGATGAGACCTGACACCAGGATCAGTGCGATGTGCAGGGTGAAACGGACGGAGTTACGGTGCATCAGTTACCCCGAGACATGCGACGGACGATGAGAACGATGGAGATGCTGTTGCAGACCGTGGCGAAGCTCTGCAACACACTGACGATGTGCTCGGTGGTGGTCACTTACTCTCCTTGTTGAACATGAGTTGGAACTTGAGTTCGGCCAGCTCGGTTTCAGCCCTAACCGCACGATCCAGCTCGGTGAGGTACAGGCTGAACACTCCCAGCAGCAACCCGCCGGTTGCTGCTGCAATGATTCCGGCGATCACACCTCGACCTCAGTGACGCGGACTTCCACCTTGTACAGGCGGTAGCCCTCGCCGGTCGTGATGAAGGAGATCTCCCCAGCGTCACGGGCAACCTGCTCAGTGTTGCCCTGTTCCGGGTAGCAGCACGAGTTGTTCTTGACGAAGTGATCCAGGAGATCGTGCTCAGTGAACACCGAACCGGCACGCATTGCGTCGAACGTGATCCACTCAGCCATGCCAGGTATCCCCGATCTTGTAGTTTTCGTAGACAACCCGCGAGACGCAGATGTCCTCTTCCTTGCCGTTGTCACCCTGGATTTCCAGCTCGTAGCACTCATCGTGCCAGTCGTTGTGATACTGCCAGGATGAACAGTTGTTGTTGGTCTTGGGCTTGCCCTTGACCCACTTCTTGCACTTGCCGATCAGCTCGGAATGTGCGGCGGAGTATTCCTTTTCCACCACTGTTCCACGGTTGAGGTGGGGCTGCGCTATGGCGCAGCCCGTTACCGCAACGAGACCAGCCATCATGAGAGCGTAACGCCTCACTGGGCCACCCACCCCCAAGGGGTGGTGGGCATGCCGAGCCTGATGTAGCACTCGTCACACGCGAAGTGATTGTTCTCCGGGTTGAGCGTGCCCTCCTCTTCAAGGACATACTCATGAGCTTCCTCGATGGTGTCACCCATTCCGGGAATCTCGTGAGCCCAGCGCCGACAGTACGGGTCGTAAGCAACCCGCTCCCATGCTTTGAGAGAAGTCACCGACGGTCCTCCTTGATGACAACCTTCACCACGTGATCCCGGTTGAGAAGCTCGGGATTGTTGTTGCCGTTGTTGACCAGAAAAAACTGGTTGACACGCATGATTGAAGCGATGCCGTCGACCAGCACATGCGGGTCATCGTCGCCACCCTTGTGCAGAGCGTAGCCACCCGTGGACAGGGTGAACCATGCCACGTATGTAGTCACTTACCTACTCTCTTCTTGTAGAACCTGAGAAGGTCGGTGGTCGACTCCGTATATAGCAAGCCAGTCTTTTCGTGGCGCAGCAGTGCTGCCTTATTGACCATGGCTTCTATGGAGAAGACCGCATCCTGGCGGAACAGCAGACTGTCCCCCACTTTGAGATCCACGGTAGGCGCCAGGATTTTGTCAATCGTAGACTGACTTGCCGTAGCATCCTTGTAGATCTTCATGAGCGGGGAGTTAGTGTAACCGAACCAGCCAAGATGAGAGTCGGAACTGACGCACCACATCATCTGGTGGTCACCCTCAAGCTCAACCCCAGCCCATGCCACGATGTACGTGACACTGCTCCAGGGTGTCTTGAAGGCTGTTCCTCTCTCCGGAAGAAGGGTGACAGGCTTGAACAGGGAATCAGCCTTAGCTTTCTCCTTGTCCCTCTTGGCTCTGTCACTCTTCCGAATGGCATCAATGATCTCTCGCGCTACTCGGTTGGACGTGTGCCCCTCCCAGTCCCGCTCAAGAATCTCGGAAACCATGTCGGCTTCCGCTTGTGTAGCCATAAACCCTCCTCCCTTGAGCTGAGATGCTCACTCAACGGGCGGCCCCTAAGGGCCGACCCGCTCAGAGTTGTCTCAGATCTCCTCACCCGAGAAGGCGTGACTGTAGCCCTCCCAGTTGTCCACACCGGCCGCCTCCAGAAGGGACAGCTCGACGTCACGCTCTCGCAGCGTGGCGAGATCCTTCTCCAGCTCCTGGATCTTTGCCACCAGCTCCGCGTTCTCGACAGCCTTGTTCAGGAGCTCGGACTGGAGAGCTTCGAACTCCTCACGCGCCACGGGCTTGGGCTTGGGCTGGCGACCGTACTTCGCACGTGCCGCAGCCAGATCGACCACTCGGTAGTAGAGCGTGCGACCCTGCTGGCCCTGCACCTCCGCCTCACCGGCCGCAATGGCCTTGTCGAGGTGGTTGGAGAGCGTGGCGGGCGTCTTGTCTCCGAGCTCACGGGCGTAGTTCACGACGGAGTCGATCTGCTCACCGTGCTCGTTGAAAAGCTTCATGATTGTTCCTACCCTCTTCCCATTGATACCACTGTGGTATCGGGTCAACATCCGGGCCAAAGCCCGGATGCTCACCTTGAGTACAGTGGTTACTTCTCGTAACCGGCGTCCACCTTCGCGCTCTCGATGGAACGCCGGTTGTTGATTGCCACACGTGCTGCGAACACGGAGACAGCCCATGACGCACCGATGTCCTGGAGGGACTGTGCTGTGCGCATGGCGATCAGTGCGTCATCGGTGAAGAAGATGTTCTCCTCCGCGAGCTGCTTCACTGCGCCACTCCACGACTCGAGCCGACCGACGTGCCGAAGCACGTTCAGCTTGCCGAGTGCCTGACCGATGATGCACATCGGGATGCGCTCACCATCGTAGAACGGGTCTCCACCGCCGTGGTCGCGGCGCTCGCCCTCCGGGTAGGCCCAGTTCTGGCACGCGATGCCGGACCACTTCTCACCATTGATGGCTTCGTACACGTCACCGTACCCGTAGTCCTTGTCCTTGCCGTCGATGAGAGCATCGAAGATCCCGAAGAGCTCGGGCGAGTCGATGATGCGCTTCTCGTTGGACATGATCACTCTCTTCCCCAACACCAGTGTGGTGCTGCCTGAACCGGCATGCCTCAGGCATGCGCGGCTCAAGTTAGCCACAAGGCTACGGTGTGCGCTTCTCGCACAGCCACACATTCCACTCTTTGTCCTTCGGATCCCACATGACCCTGAAACAGTGAGTGTTGAGCTTGCCCCAACTGCGGAGCATCTTGCCTCCGCGATTGATCACCCAGTCGTTTGCGGTGGACTGGTCGTTGAACGATGCAATCCACCGCACAATCTTGGAAGCCACTAGAGCCTCTCCGAACCTGCCATGATGGCACTGTTGATCGAGTTGTACCGAGTGGGCATGTGCTCCTCATTGGGCAGCCTTACCCACCATCCCGCACCATGTCCCCATCGCTGGGAGATGCGGAATACCGGGCGCACCCGTCCTGCGAGGTAGACGTCCCTCTCCAGTCCGTTCACCTTCTGAGTGGTGAACTGACAGCGGGAGAAGGCCGCCCTGCGAGGTGTGGACTTAACGGCCAAGCTTCACCGCCATGTAGACGTGAACATCCGACGGACTCACCCTGAGGATCTCGCCGAGACGGTTCTTCAGGATCTGTTCGGTGTCGTTACCGCTCACGTAGACAACACGTGACTTGATAACGTCATCGCTTCCGACGGTGTACTCAGCGTCCCATGTACCGGGGCCGGAGCCCCGGAGGGTTGCAGGTCGGTTAGGCGACATGTCCCCACACCTCCACGTGTGCATCAGCAGGGTAGTCGATGGTGTACTTCCTGCCACTCATGACGAGTTCCGTGAGGACAGTGCACTGCTCGCCGTGCATGATGACACCCTGGACGTAGGCAAGATCG